GCCGGTGCAATTGCAATCGATTATGCTGCTGGTCAGTTTCAATCTATTACCACATCAGGGTCTGTGAGTCTGAGTTTTACAAACTTTCCCCCATCCGGGTCAGCCGGCATAATCAGACTGAGCATTGCCATTACCAACACAGCATACACCTTGACCTTGCCCGCTGCGGTCAGTCTAGGCACCACAGGCATTCAAGGGTACTCTGCAAACGTGATTACTTTTGCAGCGACTGGAACTTATCAATTTGAATTCTCCACGGTTGATTCTGGAACTGTGATAACCATATTTGATCTGAATCGTGCTCTCACTGCGTATACCAACCCATTTGGGTATGTTGCTGGAGGTGGTGGCACTGTGACTCAGGCCACTAACAAAGCCACCGGTGTTACACTAAACAAACCCAGTGGTCAAATTACTATGCAAAACACCAACTTGGCCGCTGCTACCATAGTGAGTTTTGTATTGACCAATAGCACAATTGCTGCCACTGACTTGTTGGTTATTAATCATGTGTCTGGTGGAACCATTGGGTCGTACACTCTTGATGCCGCATGTGCAGCCGGTAGTGCCACCATCTATGTCAGAAACAACACCGCTGGTGGTCTTGCTGAAGCACTGGTGCTACGCTATGCTGTGGTCAAAGGCGCTGTGGCGTAAACTCAAGTTCGGCGTTTTAAATCAAATCTACCAGGTCCGGAAATGCTGTTTTCCAGCTGTTGTTACGCCTTGAATCCCAGGTGGCAACAAAATCTCGCCATTCATGCAAGGTCAACGTCTGCGGCAAATTGCTAATCATTTTGTGTATCACGTGAGTGCTAGGGTATTTTGTCAAAATCAAATGTCTAATACCTGGAGACATTTTGTTTAGGTCCCATATTCCATGACAGGGATGAACATTTATTTCTGTTTTACCACCGCCGTAGTTTGTGGCCAAATTTTCTGAGATCCATGTTTCTACGCGGTCAAAATAATAGGCATTAAGAAAATTAACTGTGAATTCAATTCTAAACATCACGTTCCGAATGTCTGGATTGTGTTTGATACGCAACAGATTGTCACTGACTTTGTTCCAGGGCAGAGGCCAACGCACATAATCAAACTGTTGTTCTATTCCGTCTATGCTGGCTGCAAAGATCACTGTTTTAAAGTTGCGCCACATTGCCAGGGTTTCATCATTGGGATATATTGACCCATTTGTTGTGTAGTGCAAGGTGACCTGGCCAGGATTTGAAATATGTTCTAAAAATCTAAGATGTGTGTCTGTAAATAGTGGTTCGCCGCCAAAAAATTTGATATATTTAATTTTGTCCAAGGACACAGCTTTTACAATTTTGGCAATGTACTGATCAACAATTGTTTTATCACTGTGAAATTTTACCGGTTGATTGTTGAGTTTTTGAGTTTCCTTGAGCCACAAAGAGCTGGATTCTTTCTTGCAAATCACACACGCTGCATTACACTCGTTGTCAAGATGTATGTCTATACTGACCGGATCAAGGGATGTTTCATCGTTGTCAATCCAATCAACGCCACTTTGTCTAAGACTTTGTTGTCCAGCTTGTTCTAATACGCGGCAACGGTTACATTCAGGAGTCCAGTCTGTTATTGTGTTTAATCTTTCCTGTCTGTCCTTCAACAAATCCGTACCTAGCAATATCCCTTTACGCTGGTAAAGACAACAAGGGTTAACACCAACCTCATTGTTTCTGCCAATTTGAAACGAATACCCATTGGATAAGTATCTACAAAATTGATTTATCATATCATGACGCCTTGATCTGTCCCAGCAACTGTTTTAGTTTGGCGCTTTGAACGTCACCACTGACCTTAGCAACATCTCCCTGCTTGACCATGGGCTTGTCCCAGACATGTGTGCCGCCTGCAGGTGCCGCCCAGGCCGAATCGGAGCTTGCAGCAACCTGGCTCTTGGCCTTGATACTATCCATGATTGAACTTTGCGGTTTGTTGTAGCCGTTTTCGTCTCCGCCTTCATCAGTAATGCGCATGGTTTCAATGTTGTACTCCAGATCAATTTTTTGACCAACGCCGGTCGAGCTTCGAGATTTCATGCACTGTATTTGATACTTGCCGCGCTCTTTCATGGAGCGACTGGTAAAGATACCAAACACATTGTCTGCTGTGTTGATTTTGCTGATGCCACCAGAAATATGACTGTGATCAAATTCCATTTCTTCCACTGCTGATCTGTTCAACTGACTGGCTGTTACCAACAAAATGCCCAGTTCCTTGGCCAGGTTACGCAGTTCTTCACTCACATACTTGTCTTTCACAAAGAGATCGTTGGGACTGACCTTGGCACTCACAGGCATGACCAAGTCAAGATAATCCACCATCACAAAGTCTACACGGATACCTGTTTGTATTTGTACTTCTTTCAAGTAAGCACGAATGTCATTCACATTGCTTTGTGCTGGCAAACCTTTCACACGATACTGTCCAGACTTCTTTTGAATCATTTTGACCTTGAGCGCTGTGGTCTCAATGTCCTTGCGAATCTCCTTGGTGCTCATGCTGGTCAGCATTGCATCACTGCGCAAACTGGTTAGTTCTTCCGAAAGTTCCAGTGTAATGTACACACCACTTAGGCCTTGTTGCAACCAGTTCAAGGCAATGTTCATCATCACAAGACTTTTTCCCGAGCCAGACCCTCCGGCAAAGATGTTCAGTTCTCCACGACTGAATCCGCCATACAGCAGTCGATCCATTTGTGGCCAACCTGTTGAAACTTGCCCTCCAGCGTTGAAGTACCGGTTGATACGAGCACTGGGATCTGCAAAGTAATCTGTGCCCATGTCCTTGGTCAGACTGATCTGCACAGCATCCTTGATCAGTTTTTCCACAGGATCATAGTCGCCTTTTTCCAACAGGTCTGCTGCTTTCAAGATAGCACGTTCCAGTTCCTGTCGCTTGGTAAAGTTTTCAAACTCCTCCATGAACCAGGCATGATGTCCTTCATTGAATTCATCTAGATGCTGTAGTTTGATTCCTGTGGTTGCAGCAATTTGCGCAGCAGTGGGCAAGGTGCCGTGATCCGCACTGTGTGACTTGATAAATTCAGCCGCAGGTCTTACGCTACGATCAAAGTTTTCTGGATTGTAGATGTTCTGCACACGAACATAACTTTCTGCATCCTGAAGTATCATCTCCAGGAACAGTCGTTGTACATCAGTTCCGTAGTCTTTTAACAAGTTGTTTCTTTCTTAATTCAATTTTGATCTTGGATGTTTCTCTAGCTTGCATGATAGTTATCAGTGTTCCTAACTTACCATATTTCTTCACGGCATCGTTGACATCTTTGACCTCTGCAGACCAGTTGGGTATGCTCACTGCCCAGTTCAGTTCCATTGCTCTGTCAATAAGTTCTAATCCAGCGTTGTCCTGGTCAGGAACTACTGTGATTTCTCTGCCCAAGCTACGAATCAATCTTGCTTGTGCATCATTAATATCGTTGTGCATCACAGCAAGGCCGCCAATACTGAGCGCATCAAATATACCTTCCATGACCAATACATGTTGCCACCCTGGGTGCTGTAGATCAGTACCAAACACATATCCAGGTTGTGTTTGATTAATATACTTGGGAATCTTGTTATCTAGAAATCTAGCAGTGAATCCCACAATCTTGTTGTTGTGTGTAAACGGCACAATCACGCAGGGTCTGATCCAGTGGACTCCATCAGTGCGTATGGGCGTCATCATGGGAAAATCTTCAGGCACAAATCTATCACGACAGTATTCCCAGTACTTGGGATGCTCTTGAGTGATCAGTTCTGACGCAGGTGGCAGTTCACGTTCTTCAAAATCAATGTCTTGCAATACGTTGGCCACACGTTGTCTATCTTCTACAATACCGTAGATGCTGCGATGCCGCAAGCTTTCAAGATTGACCAATTCTATTTCACGTTCAGGCACACCCATCCAGCCCAAGAGCCTGCGGGCCTTGAAACTTAGTGTACGGCCAAGGATAAAGCTAGCGGTGTACCCACAGTTGAAGCAGTGATAGCTCCAACCTTGATCAGTTGATTTTAATCCGCCTCGTTGTCGAGCATCAGCCGATTGCCCATTTTGTGTACAGCAAGGAGCATTGAAGCTGATCCAGCCCGAAGGGGTCTGCTTTCTTTTGCCGGGCAAGTACTGTGTAATGTCAATCATCTGTTATAGTATAACAGAGTTTGTGTACAAAAACAACGATTATCGGTATTGAATATTCTCAACCAAGCCGTTTGACAACAACACTGTGGCTGCAGTAGATCCTTCAAACTGGATGGGCACGTAACCTGAACCGCCCGTGGTCACAGTGACGTTGGCCACTGTGCCGGCGCCGCCTGGATTCAAAGCAGCCACTGCTGTGGCACCAGCACCGTAGCCCAGAATTTGCACATAAGGAGGAGCCACATAAGAATTACCAGCATTGGTCAACAGTATTGCAGTGACCACACCATCTACCACTGTGGCTTGAGCTGTGGCCCCGTAGCCAAGCGATGTGTTCAGGGCAATTCTCAACAGGGGATGATAGCCCACAGCATTGAAATAAACAGATTCAG